CGAGTATATAAAACGTAAGTGTTAGTTTTAGTAACTAAGGGAAATACATACCATAGGCATTACAAATTGGCTTCATGACAATTATAATTCAGATAGGCCAACCAACCTAGGATGGAGCTTACACTTTCATCGAAAGCTGTTACGTTCCACTAACACCCAATAAATACATATATAAAAGAAAATAATAAATAAATAAAATAATATAAATTAAGAAAATATAGAATAAATAAAATAAACTAACTACAAATAAATAAATATTTACATTAAACTTTGAAAGAGGCCATCTTCGTTTGATACAACTGACCAAATTCGATATAGCGACTGTTTTTGAGAAAATGAAACAAACTCTGGACATCTTCACTTGATAACCTAGTCTTGAAACAACTACCCTCGTAAAGTTCATTATAAAACAATGCACAAGTAGCTGCTCCAGTAAATAGCTGTTGTGATGTTACAACAGCAGCACAACGTTCCTGCGGTGACATAACGACTTCCTTAAAATGGTCCTCATCAACATATAACTTATCTAAAAACTTTGCAGTATGACGCACAACATCGGGAAATAAACCCTCATTAGTTAAAAACCAACCAGCGAATTCACCGATAGGACTATTGTGTAATTTGAGTTTATGACCAGTGTAATTCAATATTTGTTTTGCCTTATTGTGCATACGACTACTACTGCAGTTAACAGCAGAATCGTCACCTTTAAAATATGCAAACTGGAAATCTTTATATTCAAATAAAGAAAAACACAAAGCCATGTTACCGATGGTATTTTCACAAATAGTAAAAGGATTACCAGAGAATTGCTTCTCAAACCCATCCAAAGATGCGAAACCCCATATTGTACGATACTGCATAGTCCAACTTTCACGAAATTTCTCATAGGTGTTAACAAGATTGCGAGGACAGCCGGATGCAATTAATAACCATGATGTTAACTTGACGAAAGGTGTTCTAAAACTAGCATCCCATTCAGAAAAGTCATTGCAAGTGAAGTCATGCAATTTCTCAAACTTGGATATCATTTGAACATATCGAGCGTTCATTTGCGTGTCAGAGTCATGGGTAGCCAATATTATGTTACGATTATTACGAGCGAGCAATTCACGAATACGATCTAACAATGCACGAGCCCACCCGCAAAATAACACATTAATACGTTTAGATGTTGCTGCTACTCCCTGACCAACTTTGTCACTAGTATCAAATCCATCTTTTGGATCAAATTTGGATTGCCTCTTATTAAAAAATTTTAGTTGTTCTTCATTTAATTTACAAACTTGATCAATCTCAGCCATAATAGTTTTGTCTTTCAATTTGGTGTTAAGTTTATCTATATACTCACGCTGTCTCTTTGTTATATACTCAACACTCATAAACATTTCTCTACGAAGCTTCTTAATTGAATGTTCGTTACCATAAATGGCCATGCTTAACCCATTCAATAACTCAGTTAATGTGTACTCCATATCACGTTTATCATTGGTGTTATACTTCCTACTGTACCGTTTAACCAAAGTTTGAACACCCTCAAGAACGTTATTAGACATTTGATGTTTAGCAAACTTTTGCTCTTGAAGGCGATGAACGGTACTTTCTTTACCATAGTCATGCAACATATCCTTATTAATTCGTAGTTTACCAGATTCAACCGTTGGAACGTTGAGTGTAGCTGTACTGATGAAATCACCGCTCGGATCATTAACAGGATGTAAAACATTTGAAATGATCGCTTG